CACTCAATACCCTTTTGCTGGTTCTTGTTGGTCGTGTGCGGGTCCAGTGCTGCTTCAAACTGAAGTCTGGCCCCGAGCGCGCCGCGAAATCGGTTGTAGGCAGCAGCGGCACGCTGCTCATTCCCCGCGAACTTGGAGTGCTTGGAGTAGGCCCGATACAGCAGATAATCGACCAGCACCGGCACGTACACATCATCTGCCGGTACCGTGTTGGTCAGGGCCGTCAGGTCAGTGAAGGGACGGGCTACCGTGATCGACAGGGCACCCGTGCCGTCGTTTGGCGGGTATACCTGAAACTCCAACGGAACGGTCGCATCGTAGATGTAATGGTCGGCGTCCTTGGTTTCGCCCAAGGCCCGCCAGCCGGGTTCCGTGGCATCGAGGCGGTCGATGTCCACCAGTCGACACGGCTTTCCGGACACCGCGTTATGTGTCGCCCGGAGCAAATGTAGGGTGCCACTCGGCAGGGGCTGGATCACCCCCGGCGCGAGTGACTGGTTGATCCGCAAACTGTTGGCGGTGGGTTTGAGAACGACCAGCTCTTTCAAGCCATCGTTGAGCCACGCAATCAGCTCGGGGTCCGTCCAGCGTACCCCGGCATCATCCTGGATCAGGTAGCGTGCACGCTCAACAATGTACGATACTTGGCGCGTTCCCATACTCCCTTACTCGACAGTAAGCTGGATCTGTTTCTCGGCTGCAATTCCCTGAGCGGCATACACCAGATGCTCGGGGAGATCGCGAGGCTGCCCAGCTTTGAGCTGGACGACCACCATGTCTTTGGTTACGACCCGCAGGTTCTGCGGTGACGTTACCTTGCGTAAGCCGCCACCGGCTGCGGGAGCTGGAGCGTCTTTAGGTTCAGGTGTTTTTGCCGGAGTCTCCACCGGCTTCTCCGCCGGTTTCTCAGTGGACTTCTGTGAAAGGTTCGGGTTGGCCATAGGGCACTCCTGGGATTATCAAAAGGAGAAACGCCCCCGCCCGGGGGCGGGGAGCGTCAGGCGACCGTTTAGATCGCGGTGTCGATGCACATCACACCGAAGTCCTGGTCATCACCATTGACCGGCGAGTAGAAGTCCGGCTTCAGGAAGCCGAAGATCTTGCCGATGCTGATGCCGCCCTTGTTCTTGTAATCGAACCACTCCTCGTTCCATTCCGGAGTGCCCAGATCACAGAAGCCGAGCGCCTGTGCGCCGCACATCAGGATGCGCTGGCCGTCGACACCGCCTGCCGTGGCAGCGTGGTCGCCCCACTTATTACCCAGGACACCGTTGTCGCCTATGGCCGTCAGCGCATCAGCACCCAGCGTGTTCGGCACGTAGCGGAACTCGTGGATGATGAGGCCGTCAGCCATGACCGATGTGGTGCCGCTGAACACCGGGTTGGATGCACCGCGCTGGTACGCATGGCGCACGTTGGCGATATAGTCCGGGTCCAGCTTCAGCTTTGCCATGCCGGTGGGGTTCATGAAGACGTGGTACACCTCTTCACCGCCCTTGCCGCGCAGGCCCTTGATGTACTGCTCCTTGGCTTGCGCCTTGGCCAGAACCAGCATCTCATAGCTGGGGGTGTCATCAGGGGTAATGGCGGTGATATCACCGGTTTGCAGTCGGCCTGCGTTGGAGTCCCAACGGATATGGCGCTGCGAGGACGGAGCCGCGACATCACTGGCAAAGGCCAGGTCAGACAGGTTCCGACCCGTCGCGCGTACCGGGCGCAGTGCGCCGTTAGGCTTGACCGTGTAGGGCATGCCAGACAGCGTCAGGAAGCCCATCTGGTCGAGGCGGTCGCCCAGCCAGTAACCCAGGACATCCTTGGACGTTTTGCGGAAGTTCACGATGGACTTCTGCTCGCCCATCTTACCGCCGGAACGGTTGGCGTGACGCAGCATGTCGATCGTGATCACACGGTCGTATGCCTTGATCGCCTCTTCGTTCCCTTCCAGGTCGTTATCCCCGGTAACACCGTCTTCTTCAAGATCGGGTACCAGCGTAATAACGGCTTGGTCGCCGCGTTCCGTGCGCGTCAGTTCAGTGATGCGCTGGATCATGGAGTTCGCATCGGAACCCATGAAATTGAAAAGGAAAGAGTTGTTGCGGGCAACCTTCCAGACGTCGCGTGACCAGACCTTCTTGCGCTCAGTGGTCAGAGCCGTGAAATTTGTATCAGCCATTGTGGCTTACCTCATAATGAAAAACAGTTAAGCGACAGTCTCTCGGGCCTGTCTAAACAACCGTCCTCACTCTCGCGGAGGCCATCGATACGCAGTCTGGTTCCCTGACTGGGAGGAGCCTAGAAATACGCGGTATGTTTTGTCGTGTTCCGGTTCACGCTATAGGCACTGCCTATAATAGCACCCGACCTTTTCTAAAAGCAATAAAAAAGCCCGCATATCAACGGGATATGCGGGCCTGCCCAATCAGCCCTTCCTACAGAGAGTCGCCGCGAAGTGTCGCTTTGGTCGATTCGGGCAAAGCGTCGAACTCCTCCTCAGTCAGGGTATCGAGGTCAACTTTCCCGTCCCCTGCTGTATTGGAGCGTCCGCCCTCCCGGCTCGGCTGCGCTGCGGCTGCTTCAGCGTTGCGCTTGCGACTCTCCGGTGTGGGCTTGTTGGCGTTGGCGCTTGGCGGGGCCGGTGTCTCCTCTGGTGCCGGAGCCTCGTCCTTTTTCAGCAGCTCCGGGCGGTGCCGGGTCAGCGTCAGATTGACCGCTTCGCTCAGGGCCTCATCGGCGGAGAGTCCGTCCGCCTGGAGCGCGCGCATCATGCTCCCTGCCCGCCCGGCAAGCTCATCGTCGAACTGGTTCGACTCCGGGTGGAAGATGGGGTAGTCCGCCTCAACCTGGTCGACGACCGTGTCATAGCGCTCCTGGAGCGACTGCTGACTGACCCGGCCCACGGCCTGGTTCACGGCGGCATCGGTCCGCGCATCCATTTCCGTGCGCATCTGCGAACGGCCCTGTGTCACCCCGGCAGTGATCGCGTTGGTCATCTGCTCCATGAGAATCTTGGCGGCTTCTGAGTTCTTGCCGTCAAGGTTCATGTCCAGGGCGCGAGTGACCGCCTCGGCGTCGAGCACATCATCAAGGGTGATGGGCGTATCGTCCGCCGTGCTTTCCTCGACCCGGCGCTTGGATTCCATTTCTGAAATCCGGCGCTCCAGTTCCCGGCGCTTGCTGATCTCGCGATCCAGCCGCCCCTTGGGCACGCGAGGCTCGTCGTTATCGCGCGCCGGGACTTCCGGCTCCGGGGTGCCCTCGTCGTCGCCCGTAGGCTCCGGATCCTCGCCCGGATTGGCCGCGTCCAGTTCTTCCTGGTCGGTGGCCGGGTCCGTCTCAGGCTCGGGTTCCGGTTCCGGGTCCGTCTCAGGCTCGGGTTCCGGTTCCGGGTCCGTCTCAGGCTCGGGTTCCGGCGTGTCGTCGGTCTCTTCCATCTCACCGCGCATCTCTGCGTCGTAGGCCGCCTGCTCCTCGGGCGTCATATCGTCCAGGTCGTTAAACGAAGCGGACCCCCCGATATAGGGGTTATCCGTTTCGCTCTCAGGCTGGGGTGCTGCTGCTGCTTTGGTACCCATTTGGGTCTCCTTTTATGACCGGGAAGAGTTTCCGGTGGGTTGCGGGGTGAGTGCTGACTGGAGCAGTTGCTGCGTCTGCTTGCCCTTGTGCTCCAGCATGATTTTTTGCATGGCGTCGTAGCCGGATTGCAGGGCCAGGCGTGAGCGGACCTCGAAACCTTCGCGCTCGATCTGGGCCTTCATTTCCAGCTCGGACAGCTTCAGTTCCAGCTCCTGCGGAATCGCACCGGTCTCCATGAGGACCTTCTGCGCTTCTGCGCGGAGCTTCATGACCTCGCCTTCCAGCTTGGCCACGTTGAGCTGCATGGTCTGGAGTTCCATCTGCTGGATCATTGCCTGCATCTGCGCTTGCTCCGGTGTCACTTCGCCACGGCCCGTCATTTCACGGACTTCCGTTGCGAGTGCGTGCTTCTTCTCCAGGTTGGAGTATTCAATGATCCGGTCGTCCGGAATCATGACCCCTACGCTGCGCAGCTCCAGGGCTTCCGCGAACTGGGTGTCGTTGAACGTGTCACGGCTCGGCTGGCTCGATATCACGACATCGAACGTGCCGGTGGTGATGTCATTGAGGACTTCTCCCTCGGGCGTCGGCATGTTCAATTGCAGCTGCTCAAAGCCCGGCTCGCCTTCCTTGGGCAGGTCACGCGTGATATTGATCACCCGGGGTTCGGTATAGAACGCCTGCACCAGATTCAGCAGCCGCTTGGCCACCATGCGCCGGGTGCGTGCCAGATTGTCCAGGGGGACCTGGAGCTGAACCTGGCCCCGTTTCTCCTTGGAGTCGATCGCGACCCCAGAGACCTCGGACCCCGTGAGACCCAGCATGCCCTCGTTGACCCCGGAGATTTCCCGAATGTTATTGGCCGCTTTCATGCCGATCCGGTCAAGACCGGTCGGGATTGTGTTCGACTGGATCTTCTCAGGTGGCTGCGCGTTCGGCTTCACCGACAGAACGACCCCGGTCTCGGAGCCGCGTGCCGCCAGCTCTTCGTCGGTCATGTTGTCCAGCGACCCCTTGTACATGATCCAGCCGGAATTGGCGGTGCTGTTGACCACGTGCAGTTCCTGGCTGGACAACTTGTTCAACAGGTCCTGCGGATCCAGCAGATTGCTCACGACGCCCGTCGTCTTCCCCCGGCGGAAATAGGGGAAGTACGGTACGATCGTGAACGCCCGGTATGGCGACCAGGAATCGTGGAGCATGATCTTGTCCGCGCAGACGCGCCACCGGACCCGGCGCTCGGTCTTCTTGTGCAGGAACAGGTTGAACTGGCTGGCGAACCCGCGTCGCTTCTCCCGGTTCCAGTTCTCGGGCACGCGCTTCTGGTCACCCGTTTCCGGATCGACGAAGAAGTACACCGTGGAGTTCTTCCAGAACTGGCGCTCAAGCACGCGTACCGAGCGCACCTGCCGGTTGGCCGGGTCGTGGCTCGCCCAGGCTTCGATGTGCCGGTTGTCTTCATCGGAGAACGTGTTCTCGTACTTGAAGCTGTCCGGTCCCTGGGTCCGGTCGTGGGTCGCGACGTGGGCGACCTTGTCGCGCATGTCCTTGCCGTACTCGACCTCGATCTCATCGAGTGACCACCAGCGGGTCTTGGTCACTTCCTGCCAGCTATCCGGGTCGTAGCTCTTCCCGTTCGGGTCCGGGATGATGTCCAGCGGATCCTCGACCGTGATTTCCGCGTGACCCATCAGGTTATCGTCGAAGGCGATCCGGATGTCGAAGTAGCCCCGCTCCTGGATGATCCCGTCCGCGAAGACCTCAGACTCCAGCGAATCGTACTGCTGGTTGTCCATGATGGCCTGGGCCAGCTTGGTGAGCGCCGCCGCTTTCTCTTCCGTCCCGTCCTGGCCGGGCTTGTAGCGGATGTCCGCGCGCCGGGTAACCTGCTCCCCGAGAACCGTGTTGATGGTCGGGAGGATCTGGTTGATGGTCAGCGCCGGGCGGCCCTGCTTATCCAGCTTGGCTTTGTCTGCCGGGTCCCACTGATCACCACGGTAGTAGTTGTCGCACTTCTGCGCACGCTCCAGGTACCCGTCATGCCCCAGGTCCTTTGCGCGGCGGTAGCGATCCCACTCCTCAAGGGCCGCCTGCTCATCCTTCTTTGCTGCAAGGTTGAGCTTCTCTACTTTATTGGTAGCGGCTTCCATGGTGACTTCTCCAGGTCAGGACGGCCCAATCAGGCTGCGTCGTCTGTTTCGATGTGTTGGTCGGCTGTCTGTTCGCGGTACTGGGCTTGCGCTTTTTTCTCGGCCTCCTGACGCGCCACGAAGGCTGCGTGATTCGTCGTGGCCGCGAGGACGATGCCGAGCAGGTCATTGGGGTTCTGGGCGATGAGCTGCCCGTCTTCGGTGTGGACAATAAACCCATTGATCCCAGCCTCCACGGTGACGTTCTCCCCCGATTTGAAGTACGGAGGGTTCTGCTGTTCTATTGCTGTTTGTGCGGTCATCGATCTACTCCTTTATGCGCTCATGGCGCTTTTGCGATTGACGTCTCCCCCTCGGGAGAAACGGTGTAGCTTGTCTTTCCAGCTCGGCTTCTTCTCCAGCCGGATGGTTGCCGGGTTCATCAGCATCAGCATCTGGCCGATCCAGGCGAAGAAGTCCACCTGGTCGTCGTTTACGCCTGTGGGGAAGCGCAGCAACTCGCTCACGAAGGACTCGGTCCACGGGGCGTTGAACGGGATGTGGATCTTTCCGGCTTCCCACATGCCCTGCACGGCGCGTGCACGGGCGACCTTGTCCTGCTTCCCGGGCTTGAGTTCGGTGTAGGAGAAGTCCCATATCCGTTTTTCTTCCTTCATTTCATGCAGAAAGGGGCCGATCGACATTTCGATCATGCCTTTCTCGATACCCGTCAGGTCCGGTCGCCACTGGTCGAACATCCCCAGGATCTGACGGCACAGTTCCAGTGACCCCCAGTGACCGCGCCTGACATGGCGGACCCACAGGTCATTTTTCTGGTCGATGCTCACGATGCCGCCCACAGAGTAGTCGTTCTCCTGCTTTTCGCCAATGGCCAGGTCCCACGCGCTGTAGTGGACCAGTTCCCTGTCGTTGGGCAGCGCGCCGGGGTCGTTGTAGTCGTACCACTGGATGTGCTCGCGCGTGAAAAAGGCCCCTTCATCCGGCACCGGATTCTGCTGATACAGGGCTGCCCAGTCGCGCGGGCCAATCGTGTTCTTGATCCGGCTCAGCGCGTCCAGGTCGTACCGGTCGGGGTGCAACGCCTCACCTTTGCCCCGGTACGTCTCGTCATCAGTCGCTTCAGCGGGGTAATTGACGATCTCCCACTGGTCTGCCCCCTCCTTCATGGCCTCGGTGAGCCTGCCAGCGAGGTCATCATCGTGCCATCGCGTGAGGATGACGATGACCCCGCCACCGGGGGCGAGTCGGGTGTACGCGGTCGAGGTGTACCAGTCCCAGGTGTTCTGGCGACTGGCTTCGCTCTCGGCGTCCTCCCGGTTTTTAACCGGGTCATCAATAATCAGGACGTGGGCACCTTTACCGGTGATGGCACCGCCGACACCGGCTGCCATGTAGCCCCCACCTTCTGTCGTCATCCACGCTTCCGCGCCCTGGGAATCCGGGTGCAGGCGCGTCTCAAACAGCGCCTGGTACGCCGGGTCGCGGATAATCTCCCGGTTGATCCGGGAGAAGCTGACCGACAGCGAGCCAGAGTACGAGCAGGCCATGACCTCGTGGTTCGGGTAGCGCCCCAGATGCCACGGCGGCAGGCCCTTGGACGTGAGCTGGCTCTTGCCGTGGCGCGGCGGCATGGTCAGCAGCAGACGTGGACTCAGCCGGTTGGCCACGTCGTCGCTGAACTTCTCCAACCGGCGACAGATGTCCTTGTGCACCCAGCCCGGGATGTAGTCCGGGTTGAAGCGCATCACGAACGGCAGGAAATTGTCCCGGCACAGCCGCCGCCGCGCCGCCTCGCGCCGGGCGTACTCCGCCGGGTTGTCAGCCAGTGCCTGGCGCTCCTTCTCCTCGATCTCGCGCAGACGCATACCGGCCAGCTTGCGCTCGGCCAGGTCGCGCTCGATCTCGACCTGGATCTCGGAATCGGAGTTCCGGCGATCCAGCTCTTCTTTGGAGAAGGTCTTCGCGGTCATCAGCCGACGAGCACCCAGTCTTCTGCGAGCATGTCGGTCTGCGAGCACAGCCACGGCACGATCTGCCCGTCTGCCGTGCGCATGTCGATGTGTGCGTGGTAATTGATCTCGGTGCCTTCGGGGTAGATACCCGTCAACGGCGGGCGGTTCACCTTGAAGGTGCTGCCCGGCACCAGGAAGAGGAACATCCCCTTGCCGTTCCAGCCGACCCGCGCGACACGCCCGCCCCGCTTGATGCACTCCAGCGCGTGGCCGAAGTCCATACCC